GTCAACGGCGTCGACCGCTGGGCCCAGCTGCGCGCCATCACGCGCTGACCGTGACCGTCCGGCGCACCGAACCCACCATCCTGATCCCGGCCGGCGACGTGCGCCGGCGTCTTGGCGCGGATCCGCGCCAGTCGGCCGAGGATCGCCAGCCTTTCATGGCGCGCATGCAATCGCTGCCGCCGCATCTGCTCCGGGGAGCCTGAATTATGTCCGACGTCGTCGAAGCCACTGAAACCGCCGCCAAGCCCCTGGTTGATGAGAAGGGCCGTCCGCTCATCGACGCTCAGGGCAACCGAATTGCCTGGGTCGACCTGGACAACCCCATCAAACGCGGCGGCCAGGACGTTTTCGAGATCAAGCTGCGCAAGCCCGACACGGGCCACCTGCGGGGCACCAAGTTTAACGACCTCTACACGATGGACATCAACGCGGCCTCGATCGTCGTGCCTCGGATCTCCGATCCGATGATCCCGGCCGCCGAGTTTCTCACCATGGCTCCGGAAGACACGGCCCAGATCTGCGGAGAGATCGTCGGTTTTTTGCTGACGAAGCGGCAGAAGGTCGCGGGTGGTCTGGAAGCGTAGAGGACGCGATCAGCGACATCGCCGGCGTATTCCACTGGTCGCGTGAAGAACTGCACCGGCTACCGCTGAACGAGCTGTTCGAAGAGCGCGATCGCGCCGTCGCCTGGTGGAACCGGATCCACGCCCCGCCCAAAAAGGACTAGTCCGGAATGGACAAGAAGCTGCGCCTAGAACTCCTCTTCAAGGCCGGCGGCAATGCCGTCGGCTTCCTGAAGGGTGTCTCGAGCGAAAGCAGCAACGCGGCCCAGAGCGTCAAGGCGGCTCGCGATCGCATCGTGGAGCTGCAGCGCGCCGCCAAGACCGTCCAGTCTTACAGGACGATGGAGACCGGCCTGAGCGCCACGCGCGAGGCGATGGAAGCGGCCCGGGCTGAGGCCGCCCGTCTCGGCAAGGCGAACGCTGACGCGGATCGCGTCACCAAACAGATGGCGCGAGCCTTTGAGGTGGCGAGAACCAAGGTCCGAGAGCTTCAGACCCAGGAGCAGGGACAGGTCCGCGCCCTGGGCGAAATGCGCGCGAAGATGCGCGACGCCGGGCTCGATGCCCGCAACCTAAGTGGCTCGGAAGCCAAGCTGACGCGCCAGATCCGAGACGCAAACGACGCCCTCCGCGACCAGGCCCGTCGTCTGGCTGACGTCGGCGAACGTCAGCGCCGCTTGCAGACCGCCCAGAACCGCTACGACCGTAGCCAGGCGCTCGCCGGCACTATGCAGGGCGCCGGAATGTCGGCGATCGGGGCGGGGGTAGCTGCGGCCGCGCCCTTGATCGGGTCCGGCGGCGCTGCCGTGAACTTCGAAGACGCCATGCTGGACGTGAAGAAGGTCGTCGATTTCGACAGCCTCGAGCAGTTCCAGAAGATGAACCGCGACGTGCTGCAGCTAGCGGAGAACCTGAATCAGCTCCCAGAGGGCATGGCGGCCATCATCGCCGCCGCTGGCCAGGCCAAGATCCCGCGCCGCGAACTGCTCGGGTTTGCCGAGGACGCCGGCAAGATGGGCGTTGCCTTCGACACCACGGCCGAAGACGCCGGGTCGAAAATGGCGACGTGGCGCACCGCGTTTGCCATGACCCAGCCTCAGGTCCGGGCGCTGGCCGACCAGATCAACTACCTCGGCGACAACGGCAACGCTACGGCGCTGAAGATCTCGGACGTCGTCACCCGCATTGGCCCCCTTGGCGAAGTCGCCGGCCTGGCCGCCGCGCAGATCGCGGCGCTCGGCTCGACCATCGTCGGCATGGGCGTCCAGGAAGAGATCGCCGCCACGAGCATCAAGAACACCATGCTTGCCCTGACTAAGGGCGAGGCGGCCACCAAGGCGCAGCGCCAAGCCTATAGCGCTCTCGGCCTAGAAGCCGTGGCCGTGTCGAAGGCGATGCAGCGGGACGCCGGCGGCGCCATCATGGACGTGATGACGCGGATATCGAAGCTGGCGCCAGATCGGCAGGCCTCGATCCTCACCCAGCTGTTCGGATCGGAATCGGTTTCCGGCATCGCGCCTATGTTGACCCAGCTGGGCGTGCTGAAGACCAATCTCGACGCTGTGGCCGACGCCTCGCTCTACGCTGGCTCGATGCAGCAGGAGTTCCTGAACCGCCAGAGCGGGGCGAAGACTGCGATTGGCCAAGGCAAGATCGCCTTGCAGGGCATGGCCGTCGAGATCGGCACCAACTTCCTGCCGATGATCAAGGCCGGGTCTGAGGCCGTCCGCAATGCGGCGCGCGGCGTGCGAGACTTTAGTCAGGCCCACCCTGGGGCCGTGAAAGTGGTGGCGGCCCTGGTGGCCGTCGTTGCGGCGGGGCTGACCATCTTTGGCGGCCTGGCTGTGGCGGTTGCCGCTGTCCTAGGTCCATTCGCACTTCTGCAGCTGACCTTGACCCAAGCCGGGCTCTTGTTCGCGCCGGTGATCGCCGGCCTAGCCGGGACGGGCGCGGCCGCCGGCGGCGCCGCGATCGGCGTGAATGCCCTGCTATGGCCTGTGCTTCTGGTCGTCGCGGCGGTCGCCGCGCTGGCGGCCGGCGCTTACCTGGTCTACCGAAATTGGGGGACCATCGGGCCCTGGATGTCGAAACTCTGGGGCGGGATTACAAACGTTGTCCAGGGCGCGATGCGCCTGGTCGTCGGATTCCTGATGAACTTCACGCCCCTGGGCTTCTTCATCCGGAACTGGCAGCCGATCAGCAACTTCATGGGCGCGCTCTGGGGGCTGATCTCTGAGCAGGTCGGCCTTGGTATCGACCTCATCAAATACGCCCTGCTGACCTTCACGCCCTTGGGCTTGATCGTTCGGACCTGGGGGCCGGTCACCAGCTGGCTGAGCAACTTCTGGACGCAGGCGCAGACCGTCGTGTCGGTCGCCATAAGCGGGATCAAGTATGCGATCGCCAACTTCCAGCCGCTGAATGATTTTAAGGCGGCATTCGCCAGCGCGTGGACCTGGCTGCAGGAACTGCCCGGCAAGCTGATGAACGCCGGCGCGGACGCTATGCGCGGCTTCACTCAAGGAATCCGAGGTCAGCGGGCCCAGGTCCAGGCGGCGGCGGCGGCGGCCGCCGGTAGCGCCGAGACCGGCGCGCGCACCAGGCTCGACACTCACTCGCCTTCGCGGGTCTTCGCGGCGATCGGCCAGGATGTGATGGCGGGCATGGGCGTCGGGATTTTGGGTGGAACCGGCAAGGTCGTCAGCCGAATGCGGGCTGCAGCCGGCGCGGTCGCGGCGGCCGGGGCCCTGGCCGCTACCGGGGCCGCCGCTGACGGCACGTCTCGACCGACCATCAACGTCATCGAAGAACCTCCGCGGTTCTTCGCACCGCCGCCGGGCCCGGGCCGAGGACCGCCGCCCGCCGGCGGGGCGGGAATGACGATCGATAAGGTCGAGATCCACATCCACCAACTGCCGGGCGAAACCTCGGACGACCTGGTCAGCAAGGTCGCGCAGGAAATGATCCGACTGCAGCGCGGCAACACCGCCTCGTTCGAGGCCGACACCGATTCGTGGGAGGGCTGACCATGTTGCTCGCCATCGGCATGTTCGACTTCTCGATCGACACGGCCTTGTTCAACCAGCTGCAACGTCGGCGTAACTGGCGTCACCCTTCAGGTGACCGTGTCGGCGCGCGCGCTGCCAGCCAGTTTGCAGGGCCCGGCGATGACATCATCACCCTCGGCGGTCTGCTCGCGCCGGGCCAGATCGGCCACGCTGAAGCCCTAGACGACGTCGCTCTTATGGCCGACGCCGGCGCAGCCTACCCGCTCCTCGATGGGGAGGGCTATGTCTATGGCGCCTACGTCATCACCGATCTTGATGAGACCAAGCGGAACTTCCTGTTCGAAGGTCAGGCTCTGACGGTGGATTTCGTCATCACGCTAAAGCGCGTTGACGACGACCAGGGAGAGCCTGCCGCCGCCAGCGCTGCAGCCTCGGCATGAGTACGGCCGATGGTGCTGCGGCACGATATGTCCATCGCAAGGCGGTCTACGACCTGGTGGTCGACGGCCAAAGCATCAGCGCAACCGTAAACCCGCGCCTCCAGAGCTTGAGCCTTAATGAGAAGCGTGGCGCGGATGCGGACGAACTCGAAATCGTTCTGACTGATCAGGACGGGAAACTTGCAATACCCCCGGCCGGGGCAATCATCACCCTGAAGCTAGGGTGGTTGGAGCTTCGAGACGGCGCCACGCCCCAGCTGATCGACAAGGGAAGTTTCAAGGTCGACGAGCGCTGCTGGAGCGGGACGCCCGATGTCCTGACCATTCGCGCCAAGTCGGCCGACCTGACGCGCGCCTTCCGAACCAGGCGTTCCC